TACACTATTTCGCACCTGAATTAATCCAAAATATTACGTCAACAATTTTTATTGCAGGATTTTTAGCACCGATTGTTTCAAAATTAATATGGAAATTATGGAAATAAAAACAGAACACCGCGATTGGTTGGAAGCCAATATTGGGAACTATGAAAGCGCAAAGAACGGTTATATTCGCAACCTTGAATTTGCCGAACTTCAAATGTACGAACATATTTACAGGTTATATTTAGACCCTAATTTTTTATTGTCTGTTTGGTGCGGTTCGTGTAAGTACGAAATGATTATGAGGTTGTATAAATGGTACGAGCAACAACCCAAAAGTTTACCAATAGAAAACATTGTTTTTGAAAATGCACCTTCTGAAAATGACCAAAGATTAGGGATTGAATTAATTAAACCTGAACCGAAGAAACGCGGACGTAAACCAAAAAAATAATGGCAAACTTTATACACCCAACCGCCATAATTGGCGACAACGTTGAATTAGGCGACAACAATTATATTGGCGCTTATTGCATTATTGGCGACCCGGCTGAACACAAAAAGTTTTGGGATAAACCAAAAGGAAAAGTTTTTATTGGCAACAATAATATAATTACAGGATTGGTATCCATTGACGCAGGGACAGAATCCCCGACCATTATTGAAGACAATTGTTTTATAATGAAACACGCGCATATCGGTCACGATTGTTTTATTTGGAGTAATGTCACAATAAGTTGCGGCGCTAAAATAGGCGGACATTCAATTATTAATGAATATTCAAACATTGGTTTGAACGCAGTATTGCATCAATTTACGAGAATTGAACGTGGTTGTATGATTGGCGCAAGTGCTTTTATAAAAGGCGAAACAGAAGAATTTACAAAATATGCAGGTGTACCCGCACGTAAAATTGGAATAAATGAATATAGCCGTAATATTATTAACCCAAAATAGGGCAGACCTGACAAAGCAGGTTATTGACAGGAACTTTTACAATAGCGGTCACGACGCGCATTGTTATCTTATTGACAATGGAAGTGACGAAGAACAGTTTTCACAAATACAAAAATATTACAATTGGCATTATGCTAATTGGTCACTTCATAAAAGAGGTATTGCCGCAGGGGTTAATTTCGGCTTATCCATAACACAGGAATACGACGGGGTTTGTATATTGGCAAATGACATACTATTGCCTGAAAATTGGCTTAAAAATTGGGTTATGTTTTCAAAACGTGTGTCAAAAACAGGGATTATTGGCATACATTGTGTAGAAGAATTTCCGCCTTTGGTTGACGGAATACATAAAACGCATACGCCATTTGGGAACAATTATTTTACAAGGGAATTAATTGACACGATTGGCGGTTATAATACTGAATATGACCCGTACGGAATGCAGGACAGGGATTACGCTGAACGCGCAACTATTGCCGGGTTTACTAATTACTATTTACCCGACTTAAAATCAGACCATATTGGACACGACGTTGGCAACGGGACAGAATACAGACGTATGAAGGACGAAAGTTTAGCACGTGCGCAGTCAGTTTGGGAAAAATACCAACCAATTTATCATAATGAAAAACTAATTAAATGCGCATTTTAGCGATTACGAGCAAAACAAGTGGGGTCGGTTATCATAGAATAATGATGCCGTTGGTAAATATGAAGAAGGATTATTGTTTAATGACCGATACAATAAGCGAAGAAACTTTTGAAGGGAATTATGACATTGTTGTTATGAATCGTATGTTGGCAAACATAACGCCCGAACAAATGTTTGAATGGCGCAAAAAGTACGGTTTTAAATTAGTAGTTGACAACGACGATTTTTGGAAGCTTGAACCTTCACATATACTTTACGAACATTATGTTGTAAATAACGTTACCGAACAAATATTGGCGTGGATTCGTATTGCCGACCTTTGCACAGTTACGCACGAACGATTAGCTGAAGAAGTTTATCAATACAATCAGAATATTGAAATATTGCCAAATGCGATTCCATACGGCGAAGAACAATTTAAGGATTACAAAACAGAATCAGACCTTGTTCGTTTGTTTTGGTCAGGTTCGGGAACGCACGGCAAGGATATGGAAATATTACGTAACCCAATGAAGCGAATCAATTTCCCGGTTAAAACCGTAATTGCCGGGTACAACGAAGGTGAAAAGCCAATTTGGGACGGAATGATTGCGGCATTTACTAACGGATTGAAACTTAACCCTAAAATATACAATTACAACGAAGTGACTTCATATATGGCGGCTTATTGCGATTCCGATATTTCATTAATACCGTTAATTGATTCCAAATTTAATTCAATGAAGTCTAATTTGAAGGTACTTGAAACTGCGGCAAAGAAAAACCCGGCAATTGTTAGCAATGTTCACCCGTACAAGGGGTTTTATCCCGCCTGTCACGTCAACAGTCAAAAGGATTGGTATTATTGGATTAAGTTGTTAACTAAAGACCCTGACGCCCGTAAAAGCTACGGAAATGCGTTGTATGACTATTGCAATAAGAACTTCAACTTGCACGAAGTAAACAAACGCCGTTTTGCTATTTACAATAAACTAATTAGCAATGCCGGTAATTAAATGTTCAAACGGGAAATACAGAATTGGGACAGGCGGTTGTGTTTATGACACAGAAGAAAAGGCAAACAAAGTTTGGGCGGCAATATTAGCTTCAGGCGCTTACGCTGCGGATTCATACACCGATTACCCGGAAGCAGCAACAAACAACGCAAAAAGGGCGTTAAAATACGCAGAAACAAACGGTTGGGGTGAATGCGGAACACCTGTTGGCAAAGCAAGGGCAAACCAATTGGCAAATAAAGAACCAATTTCACGCGATACTATTGCACGAATGGCGTCTTTTCAACGTCACCAACAAAATAAGGACGTACCATACGAAGAAGGTTGCGGCGGTTTAATGTGGGACGCGTGGGGTGGAACTGAAGGTATTGAATGGGCGCAAAGGAAATTAAAACAAATTGACAACCAATAATGGAATACTTTATTCAGTTTTATAACTTTAGGATTTCAATTCATTTATTGCCGCGCAACATATTGTTAGGCATAAACATTGGTGAAGCAATTGACGAAAATACAGAATTTCATAATTCAGTTGCAATTGGCTTAATATTTGTCGCATTTAGTTTTACCCTATTTAATGAAAAATTATACTAAAATTTATTTGGATTACTTTGGGTACGGAATTGAAGACTTTATTCCGTGTGAAGTATGCGGGAAAAAAGCGGTTGATATTCACCACATTGAAGCAAGGGGAATGGGCGGGACAAAAGAAAAGGACAGGATTGAAAATTTAATGGCGCTTTGTCGTTATTGTCACGTCGTTATGGGGGACACAAAGACACATTTGGAATATTTAAAAGATAAGCATAAAAAGGCAATAAATGGCAAAGATTAAAGGCGACAGTCAAAAGACTAATTTCGGAAAAAGAAAGTGCGGACACGCGAAGAAAAGTTATAACAAACACAATCCACGACCAAAAGCGTACAAAGGTCAGGGAAGGTAAAACAAAGGTATTACAATGGCAAAAGAAGTGAAACAAAAACACGGTGGCGTATTGAAAGTGCTTCAGAAAGGCGAAACGGCAAACCCGAACGGGCGACCGCGTAAGTATGTCAGCCTATTAAAAGAACAGGGGTACAAATTAGCTGAAATAAACGATTCAATTCAGGTTCTTATGTCAATGACTGACAATGAATTAATAAGCGTTGCGGGTAATCCTGAAGCAACGGTATTAGAAAAGACAGTTGCAAAGGCAATCATTAAGTCAATGAATAATGGCAGTCTTTATTCAATGGACACGCTTTTGTCACGTGTATATGGCAAACCAAAAGAACAGGTTGACGTACAACAGGATTCACGAATTGAAGTTGTATTTGTTGACGGCAAAACAATTCTGTAAATGCGCATTGAATTACCAACGCCACACGTAAACCAAAAAAAGATATTGGACGCTGAAAGGCGTTTTGTTGTCGTTATGTGCGGACGTCGTTTTGGTAAGTCTGAATTGTCGCAAATACTAATAATCAAAGAAGCGTTAAATGGCGGACAGGTTGCATACATAACACCGACATACGGATTGGCGCAAGTATTTTTTGAACGCCTTACAAAAGTATTACCATTTAAAAGCAATATTTCAAAACTAAAAATTTACTGTCCCAATGAAGGGTCAATTGAATTTTTTACAGGTGAACGTTTAGATAATTTGCGCGGTCGTAAATTCCATTTGGTTATTATTGACGAAGCTGCGTTTATTGCTGACCTTGAAGACGGTTGGAATAATAGCATACGTCCGACCCTGACCGATTACGAAGGGAAGGCGGTTTTCCTTTCAACACCACGCGGCAAAAACTTCTTTTATTCCCTGTTTATGAAAATGGGCGAAAACGATTGGCAAAGCTTTAAATTTAGCACATACGACAACCCGCATATTAACCCGCGCGAAATAGACGAAGCACGAATTCAATTACCTGAAGTAGTATTTGAACAGGAATATATGGCGAACCCGTCCGAGAATAGCGCAAACCCTTTTGGCAATGCATTCATTAAACGCTGCGTCAAACCTATTTCAGCGCAGCCAATTGTTTGTTATGGCATTGACCTTGCAAAGTCTGTGGATTTTACAGTTATAATTGGATTAGATAAGGACGGCAACGTGGCTTATTTTGACCGCTTTCAAATGGATTGGCATAACACCAAAGAAACAATTAAAAGGTTGCCACCTGCACCAATTGTGGTTGATTCAACAGGGGTTGGCGACCCAATATTGGAAGACTTGCTTCGTGAAGGTATAAACATTGAAGGTTTAAAATTTACAAGTCAATCAAAGCAACAATTAATGGAAGGTTTAGCTTCAGCAATCCAACAGGGACGAATCGGATTCCCTGAAGGTGTTATTGTGGACGAATTAGACGTGTTTGAATATCAGTTTACTTCGCACGGCGTAAGGTATTCAGCGCCTTCAGGATTCCACGACGATACGGTTATGGCTTTGGCTTTAGCGTGGCAAAACCACAATATCAAACGAGGTTCAGGGCGTTACGCCTTCGCTTAACCGTTTATCCTTATTATTTACCGTTCATCACAATTTTAGAAAATACTTTGCAAAATGTTTGGAAGGTGTATAAAACCTGTGTTATATTTGTGGAACAAAAGCAAATAATAATAAAAACCAACATTATGACAAAGCAACAATTAATCGACAATGCAACTGCAAAGAATTTTAGAGTAGAATTTAGTAAAGACCAATTCGATAATGAATTAATTGGTATTAATAAAGGTAAATATAATTATCATTGGTTTAAAGTTTATTCAAGTGATATTGTTTCTTTTCATCATACATACTCACAAATTAATGGTAAAACTAAAAAAGGTTTAATTCACGCTATAAGAGTAGAAACAACTTTAGGATTTTATAACTAACCCCCAACAGGGGTGCGACTGTCCAACGCACAATTTAAAACTTATAACAATGCAAAACAGACTAAAAACACAACAGGACAAATTAAACGAACATTATGCAGCAATGCAAAAGCAATACGCAAAGGACAGTATTAGCTTATTAAATGCCGGTATCATAATTTTAACCTGCTTAATTGTGGCGGGAATCCTTGAAAATTTATAATTATGCCGTATTCAACTTGCTGCGGTTCACATACCAATTACCCTGAAATTGACATTTGCCCGGATTGTTTAGAACATTGCGATTGGGAAGAAGAAGACGAAGAAGACGAACAAACCGACAACCAAATTGAACAGGAAAAATTAAACCGAATTTAAACGTACGCCGCCTGAAGAATTAAATATTTAAAATTAACAATAAATAGTAATTAGGGAACTTTGGGCGGCTTTTTTAAAACAAACTTTATGTTTAGAAGAACAAAAAAAATAGAACCAAAAATTAGTCAATTAGAAAAAAGGATTTGCGACTTAGAAAGTCCATACAAATATGAAATTGGCGAAAAGGTATTATTTAATGATTTTGAAAACCTTAAAAGGATTATTGAAGGCGTTATTGTTGAAAAGAATTTCAGGTATAAAGATGAAACAATTAATTCTTATTTTAGGTATGTAAAGGTTGAACCTTATTATATACGTGAAAATTGGTATAAAGTTTACGTTGAAAAGAAAAAAAATACATATAATGTTGGCGAAAATGAATTAAAAAAATAAACAATATGTCAAAGAATCAATATTTAATGGGTCAGGAATATTTGCTTCGCCTTGAAAACGAATGCTTAATTGAAAAGATTGCAAAGATTGAAAAAGAATTGGGATTAAAAGAAAAGGAAATTAAAAATTTAAGAATTCAATTAAAAATGATTAATTTAGCAATGGCAGACGTTTCTTAAAACTTATACAATGATTAAAAACTTTGAAGATATAACCTGCGAATTGACGCCTGACGAAAAACGTTTAGTGCCTGTAATTATTAGGGGTTTAAACCTGAAAAGCAAAGCCAACCCAATTAAAGGCGCGGAAATAGTCGCAGCAATTAACGGGCAAAAAGAAAGGTACGGGATTAAACAATTTTCTGAACCGCGTTTGCGTAAAATCGTTAACTTTATAAGGTCAGAAGGAATATTGCCTGTTATTGGGACGTCAAACGGTTATTATGTATCATACGACGCGGACGAACTAAACGGGCAAATTGAAAGCTTAACGCAACGCGCTGACGCGATTATGTCAAGTGCAAACGGATTAAAAAAATGGATTACTACATAGAAAACGGATTTAAGGTATTCACAGAAGAATATCATTTAATAAGGGGGTATTGCTGCAAAAATGGTTGTCGGCATTGTCCTTATCAGAAAAAAGACTTAACTTTGAATTATG